TTACTGTGGTAATGCAGGCCACCTGATTGCTGTGAAGGTGGCCTCATCTTTCACATCGCTCAAATCCAGCATTTTCAGCGCCCTGATATAGACCATCCATTTAGTCAGGCTTGCCCTATCATCGTCGCTGATATCCCCCAACGCCAGTTCGGTTCGCCAGTCGACAATGGTGCTGTTAGCATCGGTAAGTAGCTTCTGACGTGTGGTTTCGGCTTTTGCATGATAATCAACGGGAACAGCGACAACAGCGCCGTTCGAATATTTCCAGTCGCCATAGATATTAAATCCTGCAGGTAACTTGTTAACCTCAACAACTGAAAAACCAGCCGGATAAAGACGAGAGACATCTTCTGATACGGAACGGATTATATTTTCGGAGTCAATACACAACTTATATTTTTTCGTGAATTTACTCAGCGACTCATAAAAATCCTGACCATCTTCACTACGAAAATACAGAAAGTTGTTATCATAATCCGGGTCATCAGGAGTGTATCTGGTTACGTTTTTTAATTCCATTATAGTTTCCTTAATCATCCATTAATTGTACGCCAGCCATTACCCACCCACATTTGCAACGGTCGATACGCAAATGTCACACCGTATGCTGTTGTTGGGTCATGTCTGGCTTGTGTTAAAAAGCAACCAGCAGGCGCTTCTGCAGGTCCATATTCATCTACTTTGCCCGGCCATACTGGGGCGCCACGCTGGATATTCTGGACATAACGATTATCTGATTCGCCTTTTGTATATACGTTTCCTGATGTTAAATAACGGGCGTCGAAATTACCGTAATTATCCGGAATAACTTGTCCATTAACAACAAACTGAATACTGCCATCGGTATTACGCTGGCTGTATAAATGCCATCCCTGGTCGTCATCCAGCTCAATAACCGTTGGTCGATTTCCGTCACCCCACAAATGAAATTGAGCATTCAGCACGGAGTTATTTGAGCTAGTCATGGTCATTCGTTTGGCATTGCCTGCGCGAATGGCTCCCAGAACCTGCATTTCACCGGGAGCGACACGAACGGTGTGCTGGCTATTCGCAAACGTATCCAGTATCCCGTCACCGTTCTGTTTAATTCCTGTGTCGTTATCGCCGAACACAATCGAATTACCACCAAGCGCATTGTCAGTACCAATGCCTAACGGGCCGTTTAGCCTTCCTCCATTAACTGACAGCGCTCCGACATCTTCGGGAGTGGGTTTCATCAGGCTATTAAACAGTGTATATGTCTGACCGCTGGTTGAGTCCCCCGGCTGGACTGATGAATATTCAGGTGTACTGTGCAGCGTGACATTTGCATTACCGGTGTAATCATATTGCGCAATTAACCAGTACGCATACTGGCCGATATTAATATAAATATCGTAAGTGTCTCCTGATGTGTTAATCCAGGCACACTCAAGAACACCGTTAGGTGAGCGTTTCCATAATGTGGCAATAATTCCTGCAGGAGAGCCATTACCGGAACGCAGCACCAGTTCACTGATAGCCGCCGTTTCAAACGCGCCGACGTTAAAACCAGCCCCGCCATACAACTTAATCACCACGGTAGACGTGGACTGCGGCATTACAACCGTGGCGATTTTGAACCAGCCTGATTCACCAAGTGTAATGGTAGTCGATGTTACCGCGCCGATAGTTCTCGCAAATTGTTTTTTGTCCGGAATATCGCCGCCATTCTGCGATTTTTGCAGGGCGCCCGCAGCTTGCTTTGCTGTTTCTCCCAAACCGAGGTATGTGAGAATATCCGCAATACTGGCTTTTCCGATGATGTCGCGCCCAACAGAAGTAAGATCTGTCTGTCCGGCTGTATCATTCCCCGTGAAATACGGAAGTTTATCTGCACCAGTAGCCAGACCAGCGAGCGCCGTCAGCGTGGCATCAAGAGTCTGAAAATCCTTACCGAACGCAGCGGACATTTTGGCGATAAAGCCGCTCAGGTCACCATCATCGAGTACATCCTTTCCGCTCTTACTGGCTGTGTACTGTGCCAGTGCTGCAGCGATGAAGCTCGCCTGACGCAGCGCTTTATTTACCTGTGCACTTGATGCCTTGCCCGCAGTAAAACCAGACAGGAGCGCCGGCAGCGCTTCCCAGTCAGGCTGTGATGTAACATTAGCACCCTTACCCGTCGCAAACGGTTTAAAATCATTTTTAGCCATCAGAGTAATGTCCCCCATGAACCGGCATCAAATCCGCTGATATATTCGTTATCCATATCAAACCCAAAAAACCTGTTTCCTTCAGAAGGCGTTTCCACCGAAGGAATTTCAATACTCCCGCCCCATACACCAGCGGCCTTTACCGTCAGATACCCTTGTCGTATCGCAGCAATAAGTTCGAGAGAGACCGATGAAATATCTGTTTCAGGAAAAACCCAGATACCTATGGTCATGTCCTGGTTATCGACGATCTGCATCTTCAGACCGGACCCGTCCAGTGCAGCGTCAAGAATGGGGGGCAGAGAGTCGTTTCTTCCGTCCCAGTTGTTAATTGCTATCTTCGTTTTTAGAACGATGCGATAGGTTTCATCGCTCAGCGAGGTATAACCCGAATCCGGATCATATGGCCCCTGCCAGACGCCCTGGTCATATCCGAGTCCGTCAGTGTCCCAACTGAAATAAACGCCGCTTATTGGCTGGCTTACAACCCGGCTTAACCCTATCCACTGGCCGAGAATATCGAGTTGTATTCCTGTCGCATTATCAATATCAAAAGCGTTTATTAGCCCATTTATTGCTGCTGAGGTTTCAGCTAGCGGCCTGGTCACTAAATCGATGTGTTCAACGAATTTAGGTTTTGTCGCATGATAGTTAGTAATTAAGTCCGTATATTTGCTCATGCTGCCACCGTAATAATGATATTTTCCGGCTTACAGGAGGCAGATTCGTCGTAAGCAATATTAATATTCGCCGCAGCAACAGCTTCCGGAGATTTGCCGATCAGCAACTCCTGAATATCGTAATAGCGCGCATTTCCACCACTGACGACCCCAAGGTTAGCAGGAGAATAAATCCGGCTCAGCAGTACCTGATCACCAATCATCAATCTGTTAATGTAATCCGCAACAGCCTGCTGAATCTGCACACCTATCTGAGAGGTGTACCCGGCAAAAACTTTTAAGGTGATTTTTCCGTAAACAGGGACATCAGTTGGTCGCGAAAAACTGATTATGTGAGGATTGCCATATTTATCCGGTACGGTTACGGATGTTTTTCCCCAGGTCCGGACTCCCCTGCCCTTTATTTCCCCGGATGATCCTGGGCTATTTCGGTCACATCGCCACCGTCAACAATGGCCGAGATGGAATGCGGAGGAAGCCCGTTACCGTCAGTCTTTCCCGTATCATTTTCATAGAGCTTGTGGCGCGTCACACCAGCAATATTAGCGATCGCCCCGTCAACACCTTCAAATGGTGTGATGGATGGTATCGCGACACTCTGCCCCTGCCTGATGCGCAGTTCTGCGTCCGTTTCTACAGGTGCGCCAACGGTGGCCGCTGCCGGGTTGGTTACCGACGTCCAGCCACGGGTCGGTGTATTGATAGTGGTGATCGTCCCGGCCAGGGCCGCAACCGCTCCGCTACTTGCACATGTGGCTGTCACCAGCATAGTACCGTCAACACCGATCGTTACACTGGCTGGAAAATTCCAGATAATGCCATTTTTATCCCTCGCAGAACCATTCGTGATAGTCGTGCCTGCCGTACCGGTCAACAGCAGATCGGCGGTGGAATTTGTCGCTATTTTCCGCGTGATACCGTTAATTTTTACGTTACTGCTCAGGGCTGCGGTCTGCGCTGTCGTTGGCGAAAACGAGTTGTAGACTGTTATTGCGGTATTGTTCGCATCATGTACAGAAAGCGCCCACAGCGCTACCATTTGTCCGTCTTTGCTGTCCGGCTCAAGGTAAGCATCACTACCGTAAATCTGCCTGAAATAACTGGTCAGCTTATCAAGGATTGTCTGGTAATCGGGCGCGCTAATCCCCTGGGCAGTTACCGTTGCCGATAACCCCAGCGTGTCGAGGTTCAAAGCCATTTATGCCTCGCTTGTTACAGTCGTCTGGCCGTAGATTGTGTCAATGGAGGAAGTGAATTTTACGCGGCGGCTGGTGCCGTCATAATTGGTGTCGAAGGACAGGATTGACAGAACGCCCGGCGTGTCCTGTATGCGTTCGCGTATAGCCAGGATGTAAACGTCAGATCGCTGTTTACCAAGCACTGACTGAACATACGGGGCGCCTTTCGTCAGGTCGAGAAACCATTGCCCCCGCCACAATGCGAATCGTGTTTTTACCGCCTGCGCGACAGCTTCTGGCGAGTTAATCAGCCAGGTATCATCACCACAACCAAAAGTGTAATCACCTTCGGCGTCTTCACGTCTGTACCGCATTAGTTCACCTCATCTGTATTGCTTCCACCGTGTTGAACGCCGCCATGCGTATGGGTATTGTCGATCACCTTGCCGTTCGCTTTCACACTACCGATAAACTCAACAGCGCCGGTGATTTTTGATGCAACACCAGAAACAACGGACCCTACCATGCCGCCCAGCCAGGACAGCAGCCCGTGAATGGTAACTTTCGCCGAGAAGTCGGCCAGCGGGGTAACTACATCCAGACCGCCAGGCGCTACGATTTTAATTTTCTGCGTAGAGGGATTGAGCTCAAAGAACGTACTTCCGTCGTCGCTACGGAGCTGCGCGGACCCCGTACTTATTCCGCTTATTTTCTGCGCCTGAGACTGCGGACCTACGATACAGAACGCATCCGATAAATCATGCTGGCGCGGGTCGACGGTCTCCTGAACGCCGCCGCTCTGCCACCAGAAATCGATGCAGCGATCGGCAAAAATTAACAGACATTCATCACCTTCTTTAACCGGGAAAGTTAACGTGCAACCGCCGCCGCGCGGGAAGATAACTGGCACATCCACCAGCGGTTTTAATTCGGTGGAATCATCGCCAACAATACCACGAAGCGCCACCTCCACTGTGCAGGTAACAGTATCAGGATCGAACGACTGAATGATGCCAGGCATCGCTACGCGCATCTGGGTAGAAATCGAATCGGCAATGGCCTGCGCGGCTTGTTGCTCGCCTCCGATCTGTGATTGAGTTGGAATTGGCATAAAAACCCCATAAAAAAACCCGCTCGGCGGCGGGTTATATTTGATTTTATCGACTCAGGAAATTCGTTTAAAGAAGTGTTGAGCTGTCAGAATGGCTTCTTTTGCAACATTTGCATTAATTTTTGACTCAGATAATCGGTAATCAGCTTCATTTCTTGCCTGTCGCATCTGCCTCAGGTCATATGCAAAAATTTTAAGCCTCGATGCGCTTATCTTTTCCACCGGCACACCCAAGCGCCCCTGCATGTAATTAATTAGATTTGCATGATGATTATGATCTGCGCAAGGTACGCTCTCCAGCGTTTCTCCTGCCTTATGAAACATTGCGTAGTACGCCCGGGATACGGCATTTCTGAACCCAACTTCTTCATCAAGTAAAAGACAATGCTCGCTGGAACGTAAAAAATCAGTACTTTCGATAGTCATACGTATCCTTTTTGTGCTCTTCCCTTTCTACAGTAAACCGGGCAGTCAATTCACAATCATCCAATGATTCCTGCTCACAAATAAGCTCCGCTAACTCAGCGTTCATTTCCACGATTTTTTCGGGGGTGGCTTTTTCCACCTGAACTCGATAATCCCCTCCCATAGAACTAAAAAGATCCAGGTTATGTGGAACATATCGGTGTCGCTCCAGAATGGAGTAGGCGAGATGGCCCAGCAATGCAAATTGCGCAGGAGTACATACTTTACTTTCGTAACAACTGGAAACCTTGCCGATTAATTCTTGCATATATTCCTCAGCTCCAGCCCTGTCTTCATCGTCAGTAAGTAGCGTGCAATGATACTCAATATATTTTTTGATCAGCTCAAGGTCTCCGATACGGAATGCTTCACATGCAGCCATCATGCTCAACATCTTGCCACCGAAGGTGTCAGCCAAATCAAAAATTACCTCATGCATCTTACGGAACATACAACGCCTGAAAAGGCATACGACAAAGTTATTTGCAATCATGGGGCTATCTGGACGAAGGTGCTTAGAAAAATGCTCAAAAGCAGCCTCATCCTCACCATTTAGAGCGTACGCAAACCCTACGGCGCTAACATCATTACCTTCTAAACTCGAAGAAAAATGACGCATAACATAGCGATAGGTAAATTCGTCGATCGGAGTACCGCTTTCCAGCAATTCCCCTAAACCGATCAAATAGTTTTCGGAAGCTCTTAATGGTGTAGCCATATCACTTCACCTTTATACAATCATAGGTTGCATACTGACGCGGCGCATTCATGCTGGCTTGCAGCCACTGGGCATTGAGAATTATCTTGCCGTTTCGATTGATGTACTCAAGACCAACCCATCTTCCAGGCTGATCGGTGGCCATACGCCAATCCATCTTGATATTGTTATAATCACCTTTGTTTTTCAGGAAGGTGATTTTTTGCATTTCTGGCTTTGCGCCATTGATTCTGGCTAAGCCATCATCTGCCCAATGGATTTTAAAATCACCACATTGCTGATCCGCAAAAGCAGGCGCTGATATAAGCACCGCGAAAACGGTAACAGTGCAAAGTAAATGTCTCACGGCCCCACCTCACTAATTCGTCGTCCCTTGCATTGCTTTCGGGCTATAAAGATCACGAGCACCACGCGCGAAGCACATCAAATCCATGTACCACGCCTGACCTCTGGTGTCGCCAGTATAGTCGATAGCTTTGACGATATAAACGCCATCTGTCGCAATGCTGGCAGCCTGTGACGTTGTGCCGGTCAGCACACGGTTGCCGTTCTCTTCTGTTTCGGTGATACGCCCGGGCGACTGAGCGATTTCGCTATTGCCGAGCGTGGCGCGGTACACTGAAGCCTGATCGAGCTGGATAAGACCATTAATGCGGATGTTCGGGTTTATCAGGCACCTCACGTTTACGCCGCCGCCCATCGTCTGTTGCGGCATTCCGATCAGGCCAGTATTGGCATTCAACACAATGGCTTCGTGGATGTACTTATCCTCCGGCACCATCTGAACCTGACCATCCACCAGTTGCCACGTCGCTTTGCACTGTGCAGCTATGTTATCCATCACGTTACGGGTGGATGAGTAAATCGCGCGGCCACGCGGAAACACGGTGTCAGGAAACTCGCCGGTAATGCCCTGCGTCACGCCGAACGCGTTGAAATCCTTCATTGTCGCCCGGTACAGATCTGCAACGGTATAACCAGCGGCAAGCGTGGTGATAGTTGTCGCATACAGGAAAGCCTCATGGTCGCCGATAGCCTGAACCAGCACCCAGGAATCAGTGATATTGTCCTTCCCTGTCACAGTAAAACGAATATCACCGTCAAAAATAAGGCCATAGTTCTGACCGTTCACCTGCCCTATCTGGTCTGGTGAAATCTCCCTGGCGACGCCAACCTGGCTGGCGTCAACATCCGGTGCAATGCCGTCATACCCGGCAATAATACGGATTTTCGCAAATTCCTGACCGAGTATTTTATGCGTAGTGTCGGGTGACAGGTTATAAATTTTTACATTAGCCACTCGCGGCCAGCGAGTATCTGCCCATTCTATCTGGAAAGTAACCTTAAAATCAGACAGGGAGACGCCCTCACCGTTTTGATCCAGCAACTGCAACTCAAAATGGCGCATCCAGTTAAGAGACATTTTTACACCTGTACAAAAATGAGATGGCTGTATATGCCAAGGTTGTCTTTTGTCGGGTCTTCTGGTGCGCCTTTATCGGTGATCACCACCAGCTCACCGTCAATGCCTGATTGCGGATACTGTTGTAACAGATTCACTCCGGTAACCAGAGGAACGCCGGAAAGCAACACAGCGCCGCCACTATCCATAACATCCATAATCCAGCCAGCCGTGTCACGCCAGATGATCCTGAGAGTGTAAGTCGTGTCACCAAGCAATATGCGAAACTGCTGGTTGTCCGGTGATAACGGTATTTCATTTATCTGCATATTATCCCCCCCCAGTCGGTACCCGCCGCTGACAACGCTGCTCAGTACAGACTCATTTGGCGGCGTAGTTGATTTCATCCCCGTATTTTGCACCGCCGAAGTACTGACGCCATCCTGCATATCAGACTTATCAGCAACACTGATGCTCTTTGTTTGCGTCATAATGATTTCACGCAGGGTTAGTATGCAGTTCAGGACATTCTCACTGGTCTTATCGGTTGTCACCTCCAGCGTTTTGATCAGCATATTTCTGTACACCCGCTTTCCAGTGACAACATCAAAAGGAAGGCGGTCTGATTGCAGCCTGAGCAACTTTTGATAGGTCTCCTTTGGGCTAAGCCCGGCACTGAGACCGATTGATGTTGTATCAATAAAATCCAGTAACGCGCCGCCACCAGCGAAGCCACATTCCATCGTGACCTCACTGGGGCGCTTATAAGCGTGATCGGTAATAAAACCCGATGCAGAATTCGTTGTTGGTCTTTCAACCGGATGTTCAGTAATTTCGAGCGCATCAGAGTGCTTTTCGGAAACGACCACGCTCGGGATCAGTATGCCAATTCGCCGGGATTGCTGGCGAAAAATCGCTGACAGAATATCCATTATCTCGGTCCCGTGGGAAGTTGCTGAGTTAACTGAGAATTCACGCCCTTCTGACGCTCGACAGTCAAACGGGCAGCTTCGCGCGGATCGGAAACACCGTGGATATTTATGTTCGTTTCCTGCTGAATCACCGGCGCACTGGCAGGCATATTACTCATCACTTTCGGAATATAATTGCGTGTTTCCTTCGGCATTAGCCTCATTCCATATCGTTTAACATTCCCGATCCCCCAGTTGTATGACGCCAGCGTCTTGCTCAGGTCACCGCCATTCGCCCGCAGCAACTGTGAAAGATATTTAGCGGCAGCCTGCGCAGCCTTCTCCGGTTCGAAAACATCATTCCCGCGCAGCCCCATATCTCGTGCAGTGCCGTCCATAAACTGAAACAGGCCTTTAGCGCCGGCGCCGGAAACTGCAAACTGATTCCCGCCTGATTCAGTGATGGCGACACTTTTCAATAAGCCGGCAGGCAGCTGATAGAGAGACTCCAGCTTATTGAACATCGGCCCCATCCAGTCGAGCAGTATTTTTCCCTGCGCGGTCGCACGAGGACGTTTAACGGATTGCGCCTGCTGCTCAGGCTCCAGCCCCATTTCCTGAATCTTGCGCTGTATTTGCTCATAGGTGAAAAAGTCCTTCCCGGGGTTTTCCTTTCTCAGCGCCTCATATGCCTGCTGCCTTTCAGGTACGATATTACTACCTGTACCGCCAATCGACGCCATTTCTTCGCTGGTGGTCGGCGTATTGTTGGTGGGGATGAACATCAGCAACCACGGGTTTTTTATCGCCAGTTCGGCAATACCCCGCGCGAGTTTTGCCAGGCCACCAACAGAGCTGCCAATCGCCTTACCGAGACCGGTAAACCCGGAGACAATCCTCCCGATCCCGGCCAGCATAGAAACCAGCTTTGCACCAGCCAGGAAGCTGAACAGAAGAGTGAGGGTATTTTTCCAGCCACCCAGGTTGTCCTTGAGCTCAAGAAACCTATCGCGCAGCCATTTAAGTACTTTCTTTGCCTGCTCAATCTCCGGCTGCCATCTGGACCAGTCGATGAGGCTTTTCCCGCCCTCTTTCCACGTCTGGTAATCGTCGTACAGCAGCCCAATTGCCAGAATCAGCGTGGTAATCAGGCCGATAGGGGATTTAAGGAACGCAGCATTAAGCAGACGCCATGCGATGAGGATTGCGCCGATCGTCATCAGGAACTTTTTGCTGCCATCGTCCAGTTTTTTCCACCAGTCAATGACAGAACCAGCGGCCTGTATCACCCGCCAAGCCATTCGCGTGAAGGCGTTAGCAAGCCAGATCACACCTTTAATGACTTTGGTCAGCGTCTCTTCAATCTTCGGAAAATTGTCGAGGATGCGCCGCCGCAGGCTGTCCAGAGAACCAGCCAGACCACCAGCGAGGTTTGAGCCGATCTTGTCCCGCATAATGCCGAACAGCGACGTAAGACCGCGCATGGAAGTCATGAATTTGTTGGACTGAACAGCTGCTTTATCCGCGTTGAACCCCGTCTTTTGCAGCATAGACTGGTAATCGGCGGTAAAGCCATTCATGCCGCGACGCATCGCCATCAGCGTGTTTTCATCGATGCCAAGCATCTGCGCGTATTGCTTCGCGCGGTAATACGGCATGTTGTTGAGCTTTTGCCCAACGCCAGTAAAGATGGATGCAGTATCACGCATCTTTCCGCTGGCATCACGGGTCTGGACCCCCAGACGGTTCAGGAAGCCTTCCGCACCCGGATTGCTACGCATGAAGCCAGCCAGCCCTTCGAGGGAGGACATAGCCGATTCGGCGCTGGCACCGGTTTGCGATGCGGCATAGCCCAGCGCTTTGATGCCCTGAATGCTGGCCCCCGTTCGCTGGGATGCCCAGTAAATTTTATCCAGACCGTTCGCAATCCGGGTGGTAAATCCGACAATGCTCAGCGCTGCGCCTTCCACCACCGCGCCAACCTTCATAACGTTTGCGGTAACGCCTTTCAGCACGGCTTCGAAATTATTGGCACCAGCCTGATCGATATCGAATCCCAGCGAAACAAGGAAGTCTTTAATCGTATCTGCGTTACTGCTCATTGGCTGCTCTCCATTTATCCACCCGAGCATCGTTATCCTCGCGCATGTCGAGGTAGTCATTGAGAAGCGCGATGCGGCAGAGATCTACCGCGCCGCTGTTAAGGTCTTTCTGGTCAATATGGAAGGCGAGAACCGGGCGAAGAATAAAATCTTCACCGCCCGGCAGGCTGTTGAAGGTTATTCCGCTGGCTGGGTGGGCGTCCCGCTGGTAGGGAGTCCTTGCAAAAAATTTCCCAGCGAATCGGCGACCACCCGCGCCACCAGTTGCAGCATGGTCAGCAGATCGATATCGTCAAACGCCATTTCGCCATGCTGGCAGACCGGAACCCAGCCTTTCATGTGCTCACGTGAAACAACAGAAAGACAGGGAAACAGGATGGCGTTCACATCGTCATCGCTCAAATCAGACACCGCACTGGCAATCTTTGGCAGGATAGTGGTCATCGCGCCTTCAGTGTCTTTGCTGCTGATCTTCTCCTGCACATTTCGGAAGTCTGAAACCATCCCGGCCAGAACCGGCAACAGCTTTCGTGATACCTTCAACTGTTCAAAAACGCTGAGCTTTGCGGTGCGGTATTTCACGCCTTTAATTTCGAATTCCATGTGTTAAAACTCCCCGAGCAGCTGGTCAATCTTGCCGCAGTCAAATACCCAGGCCACGGTCCCGCCCTCTTTGGCGTTATTGAAATCAGGCTGTTTCTGGAATGCACACGAACGCGCAGTAGAAATATCACCCGATGCTGTGTTGCGAATGACGATCACGTTATTGCCCCAGGTGGCAGATGACTGGCTTTGCGCGTTATATGCCAGAGACAACTTCTTGTTCACTGGGGAGGTTTTCAGCAGCGTAACCGTAATGGTGCCTGACTTATCGGCGTGCAGGCTGTGCATCACTTCGCCATCGGCACCGATGGTCATAGTGTTCTTGTTGCCGCCCATGGTCTGGGTGATACCTTCCTCAGAGTTCGCAGAACCCTGACCAAGATCGATAACGCCAGTCGGACCGGAGAGGGACGCAGTGACGTCCATAAAAGAATAAGTAGCCATTCATGTTCTCCTTAGCGAACGACGTTGATCTGAACATCAGCGAAATGCACCGCACCCGCCAGCTTACAGGCAACCTGAATAACCGGCGCCTTACGGGCTTCTCGGTCAGCCTGTGCCTGTTCTGATAGCGGCTGTGCGTAGACGTAATAGCCTTTGGTCAGCGTATCGCCGGAATCCAGCTGCCCAATCGGGCCACCGTTCCATACGCCAGCAGCCACCAGCCCGTTCGTCACGGACTGATCCATAGACTGCTCAACATTGGACAGTAGACGCGTCACACCCGCATCGGTCTGCGGTACTTTGGTTGTGCTGGTGTAGAGCAGGTTATACAGGTTGGTCTGTACGTAGTTCTGCAGCCAGTCGAGCCCGTGGCGTTCGTCGAAGAAATCTCCGCTGGACATGACGCCCTGCTGCAGGATTGCCGTATCGTTCTGGTAATACACAAACACGTTGCATTTTTTGGCATCCAGCGCCGCCGCCTGATCAGTCGTCAGAGTTTCGTAAGTGATCCCCGGCTCCTGTTTAAATTTCAGGGTAATGGTGGTATTGCTGCCGTTGAAATTCACCGTAAACGCGCGGCCAAATGCAGACAGCGCAGCGTACTTGCTGCTGGAGGAATACTGTACGAACGTGCGCCTGTATTTTGCCGCCTTCAGCTTGTAGGCCAGATCCCCGGTTGAAGTGGCGTCAACGGTGGCGGGATCGCTGGTGGTAATTGCCAGAATGCGGCTGACGCCCGAAGCTTCTACGGCTGCAGCAACTTTCAGCCAGTCGTCATCTGCAATATCCTCTTTGTCTGCAATACCGAGACCATACCAGTTGGTGTAGCCCATTACGGCGTTAACCGCATCCATCAGATTTTCAGCAGCACCCGCCTCACCCGTTGCCAGTGTTTTAGCCCAGCGACCTACATACACCTCTTTAGGTCGTGGTGACTGGGAGAAATAGACTGTTGCTGCTTCATATTCGGGGCTGTCCACGCCGAAATCAGATCCGATGTCCTCCTTTGAGGAGTAGAGGCGAAGGCGCTCTTTCACCGGAATGACCGTGGATGTCCCGAGAATAAGCAGCGAACCAAAATTTCGACCAGTAGCCGCGCGCGGCCCAATGATCACGTCGACATTAACGACGTTTGATACAGGTAATCCCTGCGGCATAATTTAGTCTCCGAAAAATGAAACTGGTGCATCCACCAGCGATTTAATGCCGTAGTCGCGCACCACCTTGCGACGAAGGCGCACAGTAATGTCGTAACGGCGAACCCACTGCTGGTTGATAAGTTCCGGGAAAGGGGTCAGACCGGTGTAGTCCCCCATGGACAGGCCAAGTGCGTTCAGTTCGGCGTTGTTTTGCGCAACAGAAATACCATCGCGAAAACGTGACGCAAACGTCATGCCCGCCGGGCCATAAAATGACGCCATGCACTCAAAGGTTTCATGTCGCCAGAGCTGAGCGCCCTCTTCAGTCTGGTTAGTGAATGCGGGACTGTTATCTATGGGCAATCCGGTAACGCCAAACGCGCACCAGTTCGTTTCAACTGGCAGCAGTGGCGGCTGATCTTTCTGCCATCGGGGGCGAACCATTCCAGTCGGCAAACCGGAAACGTTGCGTACCCACTGGCTTAACAGCCTGTCGAGCGCCTCGTCATAATCCGGATCGCCGCTGACAGGTGTAAGCCATCCCGGCTCCGTACTGGAATTATTGCTCAACGGGAAATCCTCCATCGAACGGCAGCAGCTCGCAATGCGCCTGTACAAAGCCGGCGCCATATGCGGTGTACGGGTCGACGAATGTCACACGGTAATCACGGTTCTGATACGTCACGATATCGGCATCACGGCCAGTCTGCCCCTGCGTGAGTCGCTCAGTCGTCACGATAAGGATTGCTCCACTGATAACCTGCCCGGACTGCATGCGGCGGTTTTCCAGTGAACGGTCAACGGTAACAACCCCGGCAAACTGCGTTTTAACTTCGCTGTCGCTACCAATCCCGTCTTCGTCCACTGTCTGTACCCGACGCGTTACCCAAAGGTTGAAGTCACAAAAATCCGGGTCGAAAAGAACATCGGTTACATCAAGAGTCGGCATCTTTATCCCTCACTACATGGGTTATTGAGGCGAGATATTTGCCAGTATCGTAAAGAGGCTTAGCCAAAGTGGTGCCCGGAGATTCACCAGCAGCACGCCGCGCAAGTTCCGCTTTCGCACCTTTACGCCCACGGCGCGCACGCGCTTCAACGGTGCTATCTGCAAGCGGAGTAAAATTGGCAGCTTTGATGTGATTTTTCACCCCTCTTGCAGCCACTGTACCCGCGCGGTTGAGTGCTTTTTCCGCTCCCGCCGCATTACCATCAAGCGCAGCCTGCGCCGCTGCTTTGAGCTGCGGCATCGTCTGGTCTTCAACTGATTTAACGCCGGGTACAAGATGCGGACGTGGTGGGATGTTTTGTGCAGGTGAACCGTATTCGTTGATATACCCAATCCCGGCATTACCGAACGGCACATCATCCCGATCGCTGTCTTCCGCAGGGATACCGACCAGCACATCCTTTTTGGTTAGCGACTTTAGCGCATCCAGTATTGCCTGAGCGTTATCAACCCTCGTTGTTACACCGCTTTTGAAACTCATAGCTGGCGTCCCCCCGCACCGAACATCGTGATCAGCTGATAAAATTCAGCGCCATACCGGGTGTTATTCCAGAAGCCTGCGTCAGGGTTTAGCGTCGCGCTGGTGTCATAGCTGACGCTTACCTTGTCAACGGACTTAGAGGACTGAACACCATTGGTTGAACCGCCCGGACCGCCAACCAGCATCGCCCGGCTATCTGCCGCCCAGAGCGTCATATAGTGCGCAACGAACAACTCGGCAAAGTACGGAAACAACTTTTTGCCGGTGGCGTTTTCGCTCAGCAGCACATCGGCCAGATTCAGACGAAACTGGATTTGTGCTTCGGGATATCTGGCAGGGTCAGCAAACTGCGGGAAGTCGCGGCGAAAATCACTTACTGTTGGCAGGCTTTGATTCTTTGGCATCTTTCACCCCATTACCGCCAGTCCGGGCGGAAGTAATCTGCGCCTGCAGGCTGTCGTTCTGCTCCTGCAGCTTGAGCAGAGCATCTTTCAGATCGGCAATCAGTTTATCTTTATCGGCAATCTGCGCCTGAAGGCTGTCAATAACGGGTTGCTGGTCATCAGTTTCATTCGATCCGCTTTCGGAAAGCTCAGCGTGCGCCCGGGTAAACCAGTGCGACGCGACCTCTTCTGGTACGTTATGCCGTCCCCGCCCAAACTCCTGTTTTGAGAGATCTCCGAGCGTCAGCGTAAACGGGGTGTGAACATGGATGGTAACCAGCTTTTCTTTCGCCATTTTCAGTTTCCTTCTGGCCCCTTTCGGGGCCGTTCTGGTTATCAGATACCGTCCACGTAGGACAGGGTTTCTTTGTACACTGGCTCAACCGCACCGAGCTTGCCGTAGTAGGTCGCAATCTGGTACAGACCACGATACTGAACAGGAACACTTTGCAGCGGAACCAGTGGATAGCGGACGTATTTCTTATCGTTGGTGTAGGCGACCATACGGTCTTTACCGCCAACCCCGCGCCCTTTCAGCCATTTGACCGCTTTGATTTCCAGCGGAACGCCGTTCTGGTGGAAAGCGATAGTGTTCACAGCCAGATAGGTCAGCAGTGACTGGTTACCCGCTTCGGAAACCTTACGGCTCGCCAGCAATGAATACTGCTCTGGCGGAATGCGCAGATCAGAAGGCACGACGGAATAACCGGATGCTGCCCATGAATTCGACAGAATGCTGTTTACGCTGTCGAGGATCTCATCGTTGGTGGAGTTAGCCCAGGTCTTCGTCGCGTTGTTCAGCATCACACCAACGAGATTCGTCAGACCTTTCAAACCAAGCGCTTCGTCTCCGACGTAAACCTGTTCGTCGTTATCCATCTGCCATTTAAGCTGCATCCCGTCGTACTTCTGAGTGTCGATCGGACGGCCTACCTGCTGTGCCGCAGCCAGCTCAACAACAGTCCATCCCAGCTCCATCCCCCAAAGGTTCAGCGGATTGCCGTCTTTACTGATATCAACATTAACGCCAGCAATGGCAGTTGAATCTTTGCCTACCCAGTTTTTACCATTCGGATTAGCGCCAGAACCCGCCACGCCAAAACTGGTATTCGTCCAGCTGGAAATGTCATCTGCGATAGAGACGTCTTCGCGCAACTGGATATCACGTGTCCAGGTATAACCCACCAGTGGCAGATTCAGCCCCTGGTCGAGTCGCTCCAGCTCCCCGATGAGAAAGGCACCGGAGCTATCAACGGTTGCCTGATCAAAAGTAATCATTCGTCTGTTCCTTAAATCTTCCAGGAGATTTCTGCGTTGCCGTTAGCGTCACCGGCCCCCGTAAAAAAAGCATCAGGTAACGCGGCTGTTTTGCCTGTCACCTCTGCTGCCGTGATCCCGCCAAGCGGAACCGGGATGGAAGCATCGGCTGATACCACGATGTACACCACGCCCCCTTTTTTAACGGACGAAGCATCAGCACCCACGTTTACCGTCATGTACCCACGCTTCATGGCGTCGCCCGGGAAATTCTTATCAGAACCCACCTGGCGAACCATGTCTGGTTGCGATGTGGTCGGATACGGACGAACGTAGATACCCTTCACCTTGTCGACGGTGTCACCCTCCGCCAGCGGCACGAAAAAGCCGTCAGCGTCGTATTTGCCAGCCAGACCATACGCTGCGAAGGCGTTATCGGATTTAAGGATCACCGGTTCGACGGTTAAGTCCTGCGGGCGAGAGATAGCCCCGGCAATGCCAACAGGCATCCGGTACAGATATGCAGTCATTGGATTATCCTTTGCGGTTAGACCAGAAGTCGGCGTTTTGTTTGTTCAGGGAAGCGATGCTGGTCATGCCCATGCCTGGACGTTGTGCATCGCCCGTGGTGCTGCGGGTGTTTCTCCCTTTGGCAATCTCAGATACGGCGTTAAACGCCATATCAACCGATTGTTTAGGTAATTTGCGGATATCAGCGTCACCGACAACCTGGCGAACCAGTGTTTTGTCTGCGGCCGCCAGCACATCACGTTTAAATGCGGTCGGTTTCACCTTACGGCTCAGATCGATACCCGGGATAATGACTTCAGCGCGATAGGCAGAATCACCAGTAATCGTGGTTTCCTCTTCGTTGTCCTCGCCGTCGCCGGTCGGGTCTTTCTTATCTTTATCATCAGGGGTGTCAGCATTATCGCCTGTTGCCGTTCCTTCCAGCTTAGCCAGCAGGGCCTTGAGCAGGGTTTTGATATCGTCCTCGCCGTCGCCGGTCACATCTCCGCCCATCTCAGGCTTTTTGTCCGGCAATGGTTGTTGTGGTGAAAGGTTAATGTTGAGATTGACGCCGCCCGGCAGATCACCTTCATCCCCCGTTACAGCCGCTGGCGCTGAGTCCAGCAGTTCGTTCATGGTGTCCGAGTCACCTGTTTTGATGGCCGTGCGCATGCGGGTCCACCAGCTTTTCTTTTGATTTGCCATTGTGTCTCTGTCTCCAATTGCACAACGATTTCCGGCTCTGCCTTTGGGGACAAGAGCCACATGGTTTCCGGTAATATCGACCTGCTCAGCCTTACCCGGCTCAGCCTGTTCATATTCCGCGTCATAGCCACACGACACTTCGCGCAGACCATCTTCGATAAGCTGAATGGCGCTTTCGTCTTTGACGATAAGGTCAGCCAGCATCAAATCAGACTGCTCACCAGTCCCGCGCCGGACATTCTGAAGATGACCGACCGCAAGCTCTTTCCAGTTTTCGGGATTCACCAGCCGCACATTCCCGTTTTCATCTTCAGGATGCAGGATCGTGATGCTCATCCCTTCAAATGAGGCGAGCGTGGCCGGATGGAATACCTGCTCAGGAGAGCGCGTTACGACTATCTCACCGAACTTGTCAGGCTTGAGGTTTGGCAGATCAGCAGCGCCGTAAAGCTGCTTACCCGTTCGACCTATCGGCACGTCTTTACACAGCAGGGAGCCGTCAGCCAGCTGATAGCGGGTTTCCCCCAGCCGGGTATTGAAAAAATATTTCATGTTTTACCTGCGATTCAGGCGAGATAAGAATGAGGGTTGGGGAAGACGATCTCTTTATAACAGCGGCAGTTCGGGAGCTCGCCAGCGTGACCGGTCATGCCCTCAAGCGTTGGAGGTCGTCCCCATTCGACAAACTTCCCTTCCATCTCCCGATGAGAATGCCGGACGTCGCCATCTTCGGCTGTACGCCAGATATAACCATTCGAGCCGATTGACAGCGCACGCGCCTGATCAAGCGCGCCGGTTGCACGTCCAAGCTCGGTACGGGCGATAAGATTCGCTCGTGAGCGTGACACGTCACCGGACGCTGCTATCTCTTTCGCGAATGGCTCAGCCCGTCCGCCAGTCACAACAGCCTCAATAGCCTTGTTCTGGATGTTGTACACCCTGTCAGCAGCTTCAAGGGGTAGCGATTTGATGTACCTGACCTGCTGCGCGATGATGGACTGCATCACCTGACCTACCGGGGCGCGGTCGACCATGTTGCGCAGCTCTGCGCTGATGTTCCGGCTGTGCTGACGCCACTGCTTTTCATTCTGGCGCGCAATGTCGGCGGTAAAGTTCACAGCAACCTTCGTCGCCCACGGCGTTATAATTTCGCTGTAGCGCTCCAGGGCTTCCATGATTTCGGTGACGCTATCATTTGAACCATCGTAGTGCCCTTTTACGATATCCCCGACCGCCCGCGCTATCTGCCGTAGGCTCGTTCGATATCGGATCTCCGCCTGTCGGCTCTGGCGGTTTGTCGACAAGTTCGCCGATGTCGGGCGGCGCTTCGTCTTCGGCATTCTCGATATCCTCGTCGGTAATGGATGCGCCGATGCCAGTAACATCGGAGTTTTCACGCAGGTCGGTCATAGCGGCTTTGGTTGTCATCAGCCCTGCATCCAGCGCATTGACAATCGCCGTGGTGGTATTCACAGCCACCGTTGAGCGGTCCACATCTGACATCTGCCATAGCGGGTTAAACTCAAACGTGAAATCGTCCGGCAGCGGCTTACCGAGCTCCGAACGATGCATAATGTCCAGCACCCGGCGCACTGGCAGGCGTAAGCGGCGCTCCTGCAATGAACTGACCCGGTCATAATAGTTGGCAAGGTCTGCGTCACCCGTTGAGAAACCTTTAGGGGACTGCCCGAAGAGGCGCACCAATGGAATGCCAACAGCACCGCTAATCTGCTCGGCGAACTGCGAAAGAATGTCATCCAGACCGCTGAAACTGTACTGGTGGGTTTCGAAGGTATCCCTGGCATCCATTAGCGTCATGCCTTCATTGCTCTGAAACTGGCGGATCAGATCAATGTTTTTCAGCAACGCCTCGAATGCCGGGCCGCCCAGTGCAATAAGCTCACGGAGTTTTTCCACTTTGTAGGTCCGCAGATGCGCTTTGTAGACCAGCTGCGCCGCACCGACAGTGGCGCTGTCGAACGCAGTAAGCCGATCCCAGATACGCTCTACAACCGACATTCCCCATTCGTTCTCGGTCATCTTCTGCTGGAATGGCAGCGTCACCCCATCGAAGCGAATCAGGCGGCTATGGTGAATACGCCAGGCGGGGATGCCCGTTGCGGTGGTCACCACATCATAAAGCTCAGGCTTGCCGAGATTCGGCCCCATTTCTTTAATGCGGCGGGTCAGTACCGGGTTAATCATCCAGCGGTCAAGCGGAAGAATACCCTTAAACTTGCCTTCACCAATGGTTTCGAGCCGTAACGGGGTCATGGGCGCCTGACCTTCTATCATGATGAAGCCCACCGCGCCGCCGTAGAGACGAGACCATTTCAGTACGTCGTTCAGCGCATCCCAGATTTGCAACTGATCCAGTTGCGCTTCGAGAGTGCCACGGTCTTTTGCGTCAATCTCAGAAGTGATGCGAATGCCTTTGCGGGTCATGTCGTCGGGGATAGCATCTACCGCTTCACCGATGAGCCAGGATGAGCGATAGGACCATTCCACCAGCATACGGTTGCGGCTGGTGAAGTTCGCCCTGTAGGTCGATGCGGAGTGCTGGTTAGGCGTCTGCATCCCCACGCGGGCGACAAAGTTCTCGTAGCCGTCGGCAGTGGCCTGTACCGTTCGTCGCGAGGCTTGTTTGTTTCGTGCCATCAGGCCTGTCTCCCTAGCAGCTCCCAGATGTTGAGGGCTGAATTCATTGGCGCGTAGCTGATCATCACCGAGTCGGCGAGGTTCGGCGACCTGGTGCCGTCAGGCTGTTTATCCACAACGATTTTCCCCACGCCGTTAATGGAGTAGGTTGGCTGCGAAAGCTCGATGATGAGTTTGTCTTTGCTCTCCATCGTGCTGCTGATGGAGATAATTTCGTCCGGGTTGTAGGCCATACCTTCAACAACGGCGCGGTAGGTATTCCGGAAGAGCTTGCGTAAGTACCACCAGCTCTGTGCCTTGGCGTTGGCGAAGAAATCCTTGTTCAGGCGTGCAGCCTGCCCATTGTCGCCCCGTACGGCTTCGTCATCAGGATCGAATACCGCGCCGCTACCACGAAACGGTGTGGCAAGTATTGGGGGCCTGCGGGCGGCTTTGCGTAATTCGTTAATGGCACGCGCATCGCCGCGAACGCCAGCCCCCAGACCGTCCTCGTCGAAGCGAAACTCTTCGAGATTATCCTGTTCACAAAAGCCGAAGACCTTCTCAACAGACTGGTAAATGTCGCTGCCCACGCCGGACCATTCCCTCACATTCTTCAGAAGGAAACCGTGACGGGTTGAAAAGGCGTTTTTGTCCCGACCTTCGTCGGCGACGTCCATCGCCCCCAGTCGTTTGCCAGTTGGCTGGATGCCCAGCCTGATATGTGCATCAACAGCAGCCTGTACCCAGTCTGAGGGGATCAGGACACCTTCCGCTGATGCGCTGTAGTTCAGGTCAAGCTCCTGCGCCACTACCACCGGATTGTCGATTTTCTCGCATTCCCTGCGATACCACTCATCATCCTTACGGGGGTCGCTACGCCAGTGGAATGTGAATACCGGTATCTTTCCGCCGTGGCGTTTCTGCGCAAACGGGTTCGCCATGCCGTTGACCGAACTCAGGTCAATACGGCAACGGGTGGTTTGCGATAACGCCGCATCAATCAGTAGCGGGCGTTGCAGAAATGCAGCCTCATCCACCAGATAGAGTGTGGTTCGGTCACCACGTCCAATATTGTCACCAGCCTCGCCCTTGATGACCGCGCCTGTCTCAGGAAATTCAACACGCATGTACGGTGCATGCTTCTTCTCATTCCACGACCCACGAAACTCGACGGGCAGCGTCTCTACAAACTTGCGCGCCTTCCAGAACAGCGCCTTAGGGTCACCAGTACTGTCGACATATTCCTCTTTACGGGAACCGAAGCCGATGACCATCTCTTTGTTAAACAGGCAAAGCGAGCAGGCCATCCCGATCGCCGTCCAGCTCAGCCCCATTTCACGGGATTTTTCGGTGATACCGTTCTCCCGCTTGCCCCAGCGTTCCATAATCCAGTGAATCCACTCTTCCTGTTTCGGGAATAGCAGAAAAGGGATGGTGACCGGCAGGCCATAATCGATATTACGCGGGTCCGTCGTCATACCCCAGTCGATGATGAACTGAGCCGGGTTAGTACGATAAAACTGCTTCAACGCGGGCAGCATCTCAGGATGCTGGCGAATGCGCTGTAAGCGTTCCATCCGCCATTCAAACACCATCTGGTAATCTGGATGTTTGAAATCGAAGGAGAATGGTAACGGCATAATTAACCCATCATTTTTTTGTATAGCTCCGCTGCCTGATCAGTTGTCAGATCAGTATTTTTTCCTGGTAGAGGCGTTTTTTCTGGTTCACTGACAGCACCTATACTCCATGCTTCTCTCTCCAGGCCGATCAACGTTTTCAGGCTGTCGCTCAGATCTTTCAGAGATTTCACACGGGAAGGCAAACTGATGACTTTTTGATAAGTTTCATTGAGCCGGTCACGGCCTTTATCGTCAGGATCGAACATGATGTCACCCAGTTGCTCCAGCGCCACCACATCAGCACACTGCGCACCAAGTTCATCAAAAAGCGTGTTTGTGAGTTCCCGGGCCCGGCGAATATCGCCCCGGTGCTCCATGCGTACCGAGGCTATTACCTCCGCTGTGGCCTCTATCAGTACGCGTTCTGTAAGTTCCGTTTTGGTGCGTACCGTTTTGCGTACTTCCTGTTTGCGTACCAGATCGTCAGCCTTTTGCTGAATCCTGGCGTTAAGATCACGGGACCAGTCATCACGCTTTGCACGCTTGCGGATAGCACCTTCACTAATACCATGATGTGACGCAATTTCACGGAGGGACATCACTCCGGCCCGGTATGCCGTCTCGATGGCCTCCCAGTCCGGTTTTGCCATATTTTCTCCAAAAAAAACCGCCCTGAGGCGGTTAAACTTTGTTGAATGCAATGCACTGTATCCAGAGGTTTTCTCTCAGCCTCTGTTTTTCAGCCATTAAGGATTCGAATATTTCATGCGAGGATTGTTCACCATCGCAATTGTAGACTTCACCATACGAATACGCCGGTAAGTGCTCCCATGTGGTTGCATCGTAAGCATTCCACGAAAAAAACCATTGCTCTTTATGTTTCATATTTCCTCCCTAACAGGAGGAGCTATTGTGCATTATCGCAGACACTCAAGGAATGCCTGCTGTAATACTTACTTACGTAACCGTTCCAGCAAATCCTTCTCAAATATCCCGGTACTTTTACACTCCACCGGATTCACCTTATCGTTACCGTCGGCAGTATCCAGTCCGGCAGAGCCTGTCACCATTACCGAAACATTACTGCCTTCACCGGCACTCCAGACCTGCGCGACGATACGGTAATGCTCCTGGATATTTTGTGTCTGCGGTAACAGTGAACAGTCCAGATACAACGAACTCAGTTCCGGGTCATCCCCTGTACCGGCGATAATACCTGTGATCTGGTCGTTAACACTGGCTGTGATGGCCTTCTCCCTGAAATACAGCGCCACAGCATTCAGCAACTCATCCGGTTTGCGGTTACCGATGAATGAGGTTGATATCTGTTCGCTCATCCCTGGCTGCTGCCCGGTCTGGCTGCCCTGCTGTTGCTGCCCGCCCGTTTTAACCGGACCATACACGGTAATACAGCCGCCAAGACAAAGTGCGGCAGCGGTGGCTAATATACGGCGCATAGTCATTACCGATAATAAAGCGTTGTACACCCGGCGAGGGACACACATACCAGGGCCAGTACGAATAATTTTGCCTTCATTAATTTTCCTTGTTATCAGGTTTCAGTTCTGCCCGGTCACTTTGTCCCAGGTACGTTCGCATGTGCTTCCGGCGACATAACGCTCATCAGCCTCTTTTGCGAACTTTCCCGCCAGATCGTCAGCTTCGCCAAGCAACTTGGCGAGCAGTATTCCGGTCTCGGCTTTTGCCTGGCTTGCTGCGGCAAGAGCGGAAAGCCTGCCGGTTTCACTTCCTGCAAGTTGCCGTTGTACTGCCGCGAGCTGCTGTTGCAGCCCACCGCGAGCACGCTCAGCAGCATCAGCATCGGCCTGTATTTTTGCCAGTTCTTCATCAGCTCTTTTCCGTTCTTCATCTGCGGCGTGCTGGCGACGCTGCTCTTTCGCTCTTTCGGTTACTTCACGCTGCAATGCGGTGGTCGCATCAGTAAGGTCTCGTTGCGCCCACTGGAATTTCCAGGATGTATCCGCCTTCTGATAACCTCGTGAATAACACCAGTACGCACCAGCACATAACAAAAAAGCCACCAGCAGTATTTCTGCTAATGGCTTCCAGAATTTTTTAAGCAATACAGGTAACAGATTCATACCAGCACCGATTTTGCTTTTTCAAAGCGCTCTCGCCTGTCACCGATGCCGTTCTGCCCTCCGTTAATGATCTGCGTAACGCGTACCAGGTCGCCGGAGTATTTCAGACACCCTCTAGTCACAAAAAACCACGCTGCGGAACGGGCGGCATGACGATCCAGTTCAAGCTGTCCCGGATTCGCCACCAGATCCAGTTTCAGAGCAACGCCGCATCTGGTGTAATTCTCCAGCCCGGTAATCTGGATAAGCCCACGCCCGCGATACTTCCAACCATCTCCGGCGTCTTTGTTACCCATGCGGCCGCCATAAACCAGATTGGCTATTTGTGGCTGGTGGGCAACCTGGCGACCATCAATACGCCCCAGCATTTCGCACTGATAAGGCGTAAGGCGTTTACCAAACGTTTTTTTCAGCGCCTCCACCGAATAATTAAAGCTTTCCTTCAGAACAGTAAATCCTGCTGATTCATGTCCCGTTTGTGCAATGAACATGGCCTGATCCAGTGGTGCAGTAATACCGAATTCGCTCATTGCCGCCGTAATATGTGGATACCAGCGCACAGAAAGCCCGGCGCTAATACCAGCCGCCTGCTGAAATTGAGACTCGTTCATGATTAAACCTTGTTATTATCCCCACCGATACGACCACTGATAAACTTCATTGCAAAGCCCCGGATAGCATCCACGCCGATAAGGCCGACGCCGCCACCAATCGCAACAGACAGGGACTTGGGCCAGCCGAAATATTCCAGCGCAGATGAGAAGGTCAACGTCAGGGCGCCGCAAAGCAGAATTTCGAGTGTCTTTTTCTTCCAGCCACCGTTACCGCCAAAATAGGCAATGCGCAGACCGGCCATAAATAACGACATCAGAACAGCGCCCAGCGGCGTATCTCCTCGCCACCAGCTCTGGAACAGCTCCAGCCAGCCCTGCCAGGAATGGGGATCGTTGTGCATTTTCATAAGCCTCACCTCCGATAGCTCGGATGGCGCAGTGTGAAGTAGGAAGGCCGCCCGGTGGATTAACAACAAAACTCAGAGGGATTATTCCGGACGGCACAAACAGAAAAGCCCCGGCAATCACCGAGGCTTAAATTGTTGCCGGTTACCGCTCCGGCGCGATCAGCAAAAGCTATCGCGGTATCAGATTGTGGTCCTGCCTGTGTGAGCTTTGCGGTCGGCTGGAACATGTAGACTCCGCATCACTCCCCGCACTTTGTCTTATTGGCGTCGGGAATCCATAAAAGAAAACCCCGCCGAGGCGAGGTTCTTAATTCTTGTAACGTCACAGGCATAATAACCCATCGTTGGAATCAGGTTAGCCATTTTCCGTTAAGTTTGCAATAGCTAAATTATTTTGGTCATCGAGTCACGTTTCCCAGAACCTTTTCTGCATACGATTCCTCAATATGGCAATGCTCCACCAGCCGATCGAAAAACAGTTTATAGTTGTACCGCCATACCATTTCCGTTACTCCTAGTGCTTTAAAAATCTCGGTATCTTTGAGACGTGGGTAGCCTCTTCCCTTGCATCTTGGGCATTTTTTATAAACCGGCACGCCCTGCAACTCAGATTTTTTCTTATCGAGAATTTCTCCGCGTCCCCGGCAACGACATTCATTTTTCACATGGCCTTTGCCATCACACGCCTTACACACTACGCGTACCTGCTCACGAACTGATTTCCACACCTCCCAGTCGGACGGAGAAATACCTTTCGTATCTTTTACCCATTTTGGTGGCTTACCATCTGGGTAGGTAACCTTGTTCGTGAAAACCTCAGCATCAATTAATTTAGCACCATGACAGTTACTGCACGTCACCAGGCTGGCCGCGCTGAGGGAATAATCGCGAAATACATAACGCGCCATAGTGTCGAGAAATTTTGAACGCTTACCCTCTTCCATTTTCCGTAATGCCCCATGCCGTTCTGCACGCTGCTCTGCTAATAGCCTGATATAGGCGATGATATTTTCAGAAGATAAAACCCCAGCTTTTGCAAGATACAATTCAATACCCACTGCGGCTTTTGCAGTAAGTAGCCCGAGTGATGCCATTACGTCAGTAATAGTCAGCGTATCAGACGTTATTCCGCATGGTACTGCGCCGGGCATCATGGATTTAGGTGAAAAATATTTCGGTAAGGACTCAAGATTCATTTCGATGCTCCCGTTTTGCTTCAATGCGGACGTAATTACGAAGAATGCGGTATGCCACAGGAAAAGATCCCCGGTATCGATAAATTCGGAGACGCAACCAGCGCATGCGGAGTATCTCGATCAGTTCTGGTTTCATGCTGCATGTTCCTGCCGACGTGCGCGGCGCTTCTCCAGCGCCCGGGCTTTGCGGGTGAATATGGATTTGATGCGTTTCAGGTACGGGATATCGAAACGACGTGGCGCATTGTCAGATTCAAGACGCTCCACCCTTTCCAAGCCTATACGCCTGATGAGGCGTATTCGGTATTCGACCGCATTACCGCTTAACTGCCGGTTGCAGCGCGTGCAGGCCGAATGAACGTTGAATACGTTGAATTTGAGATGTGAGGCGGCACCGCGCGAGCGGTAATGGCTTGCATCGATGGCGCTTCCGGTCAGGAAATTGCTTTTACCAACCAGCGGCGCATCGCAGCTAATGCAGGGTTTACCTTCATCCCGTATCCTGATGTAACGGTTAAAGGCGGCCTGCGCCTCTTTATCCCACTGAGCTTTAGTTTTGAACGACTCACGCTTAGCCTGGCGGCGCTGGCGTTCGGCTTTATCCGCCTGGTGTTTCTCCCTGATACGCCTGGCTGCGGCTTTAATCTTTTCTTTGGCACGCAGTTCCAGGGCATAGATAGCGCCATGTTCAGGACAGCACCAGACAACGTTGCTGTAAGCAGGATGAAACCATTCCCGGCAAACTTTGCACTTACGGCGCGGTAATTTAGCCATGTTCACCCTCAGACCTTTTGGCGTAAGGATTTTGGCGTCCGCACCCGGTGTGCATATTCAGGTAATTTCGCGCTGACAGTCCAGGTAATGAAGTCAGGGTTCAGGCTCTTTTCTGTCCTTACGCCCCGCTTCTGATAATCCGATACCAGCGTGTCGGCCTGCTCGGTTGTGCAGTCGTGATGATGGAACCAGGAGTATTTCATCGCCATCACCCCGCAAAGCTCATGAGCTGGGCGGCGGCGTTCTCGGCCTCGCGCTGAGTACGAAATGTACGTGATAAAATCCACCGCCAGAGCACATCAAGCGCGGATTTATACAACTGCTGAAATTCGACCTCATCCATGCTGGAAAAAGCGATGCTGCGGGGATGTTTGCGAAGGGTGCCGTCCGGTAGCTGGATGGCGTCATAGTGACCAGCCTCAACCGTCACCCATGCGCGGTAGGCATCGAATGATTTACACAGGCTAATCCCGTTTGTTACCCGGCGGTTTGCAATCTGTTCCAGATACTGTTCAGCCGCATCCAGTAATGCGCCCTCATTCCCGCCATATGCAGCGAGAAACTTTGCATAACCGTTTACCAGTTTGCGTTCATTGGCAGAAATGGCGCCGCCGGTGGGTTCCCAGTATTCAAACCCAAGATTAAGCAACGCGAAAAAGCGGCGATGGAATGCAGGATTCCTCACCTGACGGAACTCAGCCACCAGCACGGCGCCGAGTTTGATTTTTGATTGCAGAATATCACTGGTCTCCGGCGTTGCGGGGATCAGAATTCCAGATGACTGCTTGATGAGTTGTAATTCGTGCGCCATGGTGTTCTCCGTGGCGCAGCAGGTGCAGGTTGTTCAGGCCTACATTTGAAGTGTATCAAAGCAACGGGTAATTCGATAGCCTGCCTTTTCTAACATTTGCGTAAATAATGTTGGAGTTCCAACTATGTCATCAGGATGAAGGGGAACAAAAGATATCTCGTCACCACGACGATACATCAGAGCGCGTCCGCTATCCGGAATACTACCGAACCTTGCCACTACACAATGATCGTAACAACGTATAACCGCATACCCTGATTCTGGTAAGTCTTCTAACATGTAACCCCCCGTCACACTGACTTTATTTCTGGAAACGTCTGCGACTCCACGATGCTTAATATGCATAAAACCAGTCGTCAGCGCTTTCCCACGTTTCCTGCAGAATGCTCTGTATACGTTTTTTATCGCCATCAGCAGCACCGACGATACTCAGACCATCCTGACTGCCTCGACGGATGGTTAAGTTGCAGTTTTCATACTGATTCTGGAGACGGGCAATTAATTCTTTTTCAAGCGCAGGAACGGCACCTTCCGGAAGCTGTTTTGTCCGGCTGATAACAAGTTCAATTCTCATAATTCCCTCTACATTTAACTACTGTATATAAACACAGTATACCTGTTAGAAAGAATATTCAAGAGGTGAATAGCACTTTTTGCAAAAGCTAGCATGTTGTTTCATATCAGATTTTAGGCGAAAAACCCGCCGCAGCGGGTTAAGATAAAAGAAATCCCCGCGAGTGCGAGGATTGTTATGTAATATTGGATTTAATCATCTATATGTTTTGTACAGAGAGGGCAAGTATCGTTTCCCCCGTACTCGTGATAATAATTTTGTACGGCATCAGTCATTTCTCGCGCATTGCAAAATGGGGATTCGTCTTCGTTAGACTTATAAACCTTCATTGAATATTTGTATGCCGACTCTATATCTACACCTTCATCTACATAAACACCTTCGTGATGCCTACATAGAGACAAGACACCGGATCTGCACAACATTGATAACGCCCAATCTTCTTGATCAGACTCTAACTCATTGATACTCATTTATAAAGTCCTAGCAGTGCATATGGTTTCAGCTAAACGATATCAGTAATGTTTATGTAAAGAAACAGTAAAATGATACCTAGCCTGATGTTAGAGTACGGTCATCATTTGATACTACCAGTGCTGGCGGTGCGATGTAGAACTTCGTTCCCAGCGGCAACCGCTTCATCGCTTTTTATCCCTTAATGATGCGGTAAGTATATTCCCCACCAAGGTCTACAATTCCATCCATAACAAGACCATGCCGCTTCTCTGAAACTTCACCAATAGCCTCCTCTTCGAGCGATGCCAGCGCGATACGAGCAATCTGGCGAATTTCATCGTTAACATTAAACATGCGCGGGTCATTGGCGTATTGCTCAATGCGTTCTTTGGTAATAGTGGTCATGGGTTAGTCCTTCACAAAAATAATCCAGTGGGTTTTATCGTTCTTGCCGGTGCGCTGGCCAATAATTGGTTTCACGTCAGTAAGCGCCAAAATCTGGCTAACCGGAATCTGCGTTTCGTTCCATTTGAAAATGAGAACGCCGTGTGCCCTCAGCACCCGAAACGCCTCTTTGAATCCGGCGCGGAGGTCAGAACGCCATGTTTTTTTGTTGAGTCTCCCGTACTTTTTGCCCATCCAGGCCGTTTGGCCGACACGTTCCAGGTGAGGCGGATCAAACACCACGACCGGAAACGACGCATCAGCGAACGGTAGCGCACGAAAATCAGCAATGAGGTCAGGACTGATGACTAGGCGGCGACCGTCGCACAATATATGCACCTCGGCGCGGATATCGGCGAATACGGCGCGTTCATCGCGCTTATTAAACCAAAACATGCGCGAGCCGCAGCACATATCCAGAATAGATTGCGATTCCATCACGACTCCTTAACCTTGATGCCAGCGGTGCGTATTTCGTGTATCGCATTATCATTACCAGCACACCAACCCTCGGCATAATCCCGGCTGAATCCGGTCATGTGCATGACTTCTCCAACGCTGAGTTTTGACAGGTTGACCTTCCGCGCCTCCAGTTCTGCCACCCGGCGAGCCTCACGGGTTGCAATTCCCGCGTATTCAATCAGGCGTTGGTCCAGTTCGGCTATGAGGCGTTCTGCTGTATCCAAATCCTCGCCTAACTTCTGCGCCATCCGAAACCAATTGGCGCGCTGTTCCTCTTTGGTTTCCAGCTCATCCAGCAGCGCCAGCATGGTGGCGGGGTTGGCTGCGGCGATAAATTCCGCGTCACGTTTCTCAACAGTATGGGCTAACGTCACTTCTTCACCGCAAAGAGAAAATGGCGTTACCGTGATGCCATTGAACAGTGATGAGGTGCGGCGCCAATTCCCCGGCGTAGCCCTCTCAGCCACTTCACGAAGCGCCCGTTTGTCGATGTTGCTCATTGGGCTCCCCCCTTGTTGATGCTCATTTTGGATGCTCCATAAACCTGCATTACCGGGCTTTTCTCCAGCACCGGCAGCGCTGAAAATCCCGTTACCTGACTACTGCTGTATCGCCTGAGGTCATAATCAATCACCGCACGCTGGTCTCGGAAAATGCCGCAGCGGCCATGACGAATGAAGCCGCCTCGCTCCAGCGCGATACGCAGATATTTCTCCGCCGTGGTTCGGTGCACGCCAAAAATCGCAACGACGTCGTTCGTCGTGATGCGCCCCTGCTCTTTCACCAGACCGATAATCCGCTCAAGAATAATCATCCGTTCGCTGTGTGTTTTAGGTCGGGCCATTTTTAACCCCTTATTTCACAATCCGGAGGTGGCTAACGTTTTTCCGGTAACTTTCCCAGTCAAAATTCACCCACATCCCTCCGTCCATCTGGAGGCGATCGATAACCCTCGCGCCCAGTGAATCCAACAGCCCCTCGTGGTTAAGATTCGTCAGAACGCCAACAGGTCGCATCGATGAGAGACGGCGATCGATAACCTGATTGAGAATGACCTTCTCACCACTGCTCCCGCGCTGAATACCGACTTCATCCAGTACCAGCAGGTCAACTTTGCAAAGGTCATCAAGCAGGGACGCTTCTGATTGCCCACCGTCGTAGCACTCACGAACCCTGAGCATCAGGTCAGGAATGGTTACCACCAGAACGCTATGACCGCCGGCCAGCAGATGATTTCCGATTGCCGCCGCAAGATGGTTTTTCCCGGTTCCCGGACCACCGCTGAACACAAAGCTCGCAAATCCACTACCGAAGTTCTGGGCATAACTTTTTGCCATCGTGTACGCTTTTCGCTGCCCCTCCCCGCTTACTTCGTAGTTAGCAAACGTACAGCTACGATGGAGATCCTGAATGCCAGATCGCCCGAAAATCTTCTCGGTGCGGGATTTCTGATTCATCCTGTCAAGCTCTTCACTGCGTTTACGCCCTTCGGCTTCCTGCCATGCCCGCCACTCATCAGCAGTCGAGAATTTCGGCTGCACACTGGCTGGGATAATTCTTTTCAGGCGATCAAGCGCACTGCCAGTACCGATTACGTTTTTCATCGTTACCCCCTGAATCCGGTAGGAATGGTTTTGTCTGGCGCAGAAATGTGGTTCACATCTCTGCCAGCTCTTCGGTCGTTGAGAGCGAACTTCGGTTTGAATAGTCCCTGGTAGCCGTTGGCAATGCTTGTGTTGATGACGTTTACCGGATCGTGGCCTTCATCCAGGCACTCCTTCAGAAGCCTGAAAGCTTTTGTTACCGTCAGTTCGGTTTTTATGGGCTTTCCGGATTGCTGGCGGTATGTGACCCATTCGTTCCACGACGCAGCATTCAGCCATTCGGGAACAGGAATACTCAACGGATCAAACTTCACTTTTCCCTTAGGGGGATTAAAGGGGGTTAGATCTTTTATATTTGTCTTTGGAATAATGTCTTTGGTGTTCCCTGTTTTCGGGGATGCCCTTCCCTCTTTTCGGGGATAACTATCCCCGTTTTCAGGGATGGCTGAATGGGGTAAAACGCTATCCCTGTTTTCAGGGATAACTATCCCCGTTTTCGGGGATGCCCTTCCCCCTTTTCGGGGATAACTATCCCTGGTTTCGGGTACAGAAATAATCCATGTGGCAATTTCATCATCAGGAAAAGACACCGGACATTTTGAGCAATGTGGCTTGGAATAAGCCCATTTATCCAGGTTTGTATTAATCCCTATGTATCTTGTTTGACCAATACGGCGCAGGATAATGATGTTACGATAGGCAAGACTCAGCACCGCTTCGGATACATGCTTTACCTTCAGTGTTGTCTTATCTGCAATGAGGCTGTTGGCAATACGATCTGATTTTTTCGACCAGCCATAAGTCAGCCGGATAATCGCATTCAAAACACGGAACTCACGCCCCGATAGTTCAACGATACACAAGGCGTCCTGGATCTGATTAGCTAAACGTAAATAGCCATTTTCCAGATCAGCCATACGGCACTCCTGTTGCGTCGGTATCGGCGCAGGGAATTTGTATATTTCAGCGGTATTTGACATACTCATCTCCGCAATTACCTACCGTTTTTGCACCAGAAAGCCGTTGGTGACCCCTCACCGCGGCTTTCGCCTTTTTGGTTGCTGTCATTTTCAGTCCCACCCCAGCGCATCCGGCCTGGCTCGTTCAGCCTTTAGCCCGGCATCAGCGAGAATCTCTACTGCTGTGAGATAGTTTCTGGATACCAGTACCGCCTCCGGTGGCGCGGCCTGAATCCCAAGAAAAGCCAGCTCTTTCGCCATGTTGCAGAAATATCCCTCAGCTTTACGCCTGCTGACTGTCGACTCGCTGATGCCCATATGCTCGGCGTATGATTTCTGCCCTACTGATGCAAGCCGGTTGAGCAGAACACTCTCTATCTCAATCGGGTTGATTTCTGGTGGGTCTAACTTTCGTGCAATTGCGTTCTCCATGGGTAAATATCCTCTATGGTTATTTGGCTGATGCCTCTTGGCTTGGTAAGCCATCGGTTGGGTTTGGGTAGAGATCAGGACGCAGTTCGTGTGGGGTGACTTTCCAGTCAATAGCTCTTGCCACTCGAACTACAAGTTCGCCGGGAACTTTGTTTTTAAACCAGCCGTTAACGGTCTGAGCACGGCGACCAAGTCGGCGTCCCAACTCAGCCTGGCTACACACGGAAAGGATCTTGCGTTGAACAGTTACTTTCATTGGTCGGTCTCATTGAGTGAAGATACAACCAATTATTCAAATTTAATCGATACTGTCAAATTATTTCGATAGCCATACCTACAGAAAAAATCTGTATAATGAAACCATGTAATTGTGCGAGAACGAAAAATGAACTTTGGAGAGCGTTTACAAAGAGTGCTTAATGAGACTGGGATCACCCAATCTGAGTTAGGTCGTAGAGTCGGCGCTACCTCTCAATCAGTTAATGGTTGGTGTCAGTCCGGCATTCTTCCCCGAAAAGATATCTTAGAGTTGTTACCTAAGGCCACGGGTAAGCCGTTGTATTGGTTCTTCATGGAGGATGATGAGGAATCGGATGTGCCTGAACGTCTAACACAAGGTGGTCCAACAGATCTCAATGACCGACAAAAGCGGCTCTTAGAAATATTTGATCAGCTACCGACTGTTGAACAAGACCGTTTTATTGAGCTGGCAGGCGCCAGACTTCAAGAACTAGACGATTTCATGGCTGAATACCAAAGACGCAGAAAAATCGAGCCTCCTTCTCGCTAAACCAGCTTTAAAACTACTAACCGCCTTAACTGGCGGTTTTTTTATGTCATTAATTCACCCACATCTCGCTTTCTTAATCTTCCCTGTAAAATTAATCATCAAATTTAATTGACATATATCGATTGAATCGATAATACTTAACCTATCAAACGCAGCAACGAGTCATCAAGGCAGGACGCCCACGAAGTAGCCGCCCGGGGCATACGAAGACCGGAATGAGATGGCAAGGTTAACGCGCAGCAGGTGATAAACGTTCCGCTGGCCGGCGATAAGGCAAACGAGGGTGAGAATGATTGATTTCGCACGTAAACCAGCTCGACAGCAGGCCGTCCCGCTCAACCGGATTGAGGTTTTAATCCGCCGCCTCTGCTACCTGCTGGCGCAGAAAGGAGATCCGGATGCTTAAACAATGCGGTTACTGCCGCAAATCCATTGATGAAGGCAAAGAAGTAAAAAACACCCTTCTCTATCTCAACGGCTCGCAACTGGCGCGCAAAGAAAAGGAATATTGATCCAGGCAGTGCGCTGAATACGACCAGATGGCGCACGAAAGTTAAATAGTAGTTCCGAAATATGAAATGAAAAATTCGCCATTAATTTGGCGTGGCTTCCTACACCCTGAATTTAAGACTGGAGAAATTATGGAAATCGTAAAAATAGAAATGAACCTGAAAGCAGTTAATAAGAGCATTGCTTTATTCAATTGCGAAAAGAAAGTCTCAGGCGTTATTCACTCAAATTCAACTGGCGAAACCACTGTGATTCTCGACGGTGGATATGTACTCGGAAAGTTCGACTGTCCTCATTGTGCTGTAAAAGCCATTTCGCTGCTCACAGTCAAGGTAAGTGATGGAGAACAAGCAGGGTTTGGTAATTACCGAAGTTACAAGCTTGATTACTCAGAAAAATTTTATCAGACCATCCATTAAGAAAACACCCACCGAAGCGGGCGTGCCCTGTCCGGTCCAACCGACCAAAGCGAACCGGACCTAACAACCAGATATATCGGGGTGCTGTTAAGGCACCTCCATTCTACACGAATTGAGGACAAAACAATGAGTGGAACTAATCCTGTATTTTTAGTCCGCAAAGCAAAGAAATCATCAGGCCAGAAAGACGCTGTACTCTGGTGCAGTGATGATTTTGAAGCGGCAAATGCAACACTGGATTATCTTCTGATTAAATCCGGTGCGAAGCTGAAAGATTATTTCAAAGCTGTCGCTACTAATTTCCCTGTCGTTAACGAGCTGCCGCCGGAAGGCGAACTGAGCCTCACTTTCTGCGATTACTATCAACTCGCTAAAGACAATATGACCTGGACGCAAATCCCCGGCGTCACCCTGCCATCATCTGAAGCCGCCGCCGCGGCGCGCCAGCATATCGTCGATGGTGTTGATACCGAAACAGGCGAAGTGCTGGAAGACCACACCGAAAATTTTGGTAACGAAAGCAACAGCCCTGCCCAGGCAACAGCCCCAGCCCCCGAGCTGACTGTTGTCGCAACTATGCCTCTCCGTCACCGCGTTCTTGCTCAGTACATAGGTGAAGGTGAGTATCTTTATCACGTCGACGCCTCCCAGAAAAAAGAAATTCTGCGTCTCGAAATGGACACCGATAATTCATATGTCCAGAACCTGCTGCTTGCCGCCGAGAATGTTGAAGCGTTCAAGAAAGCCATTGAACATGACATTCACAAAATAGTGAATGCCGTTAAAAAAATATTCCCTGTCGATGGAAAAACTCCTGAACTGGCGACTGTTATCCAGTTCCTTAAAACATGGTTCGAGACGGAGCATATCGATCGCGGTTTGCTCGTTAAGGAGTGGGCGAAAGGCAACCGTGTATCGGCTATTCAACGCACTGAAAGCGGCGCCAACGCTGGCGGTGGCAATAAGACTGACCGTAACCCTGATTACGAACATACTCTCGATACTCTGGACGTAGAGATTGCAATGGCCACTTTGCCTATGGACTTTAATATCTATGAGCTACCTGGCAGCGTTTACCGTCGCGCAAAAGAAATCGTAAAGAAAAAGGAAAGTCCGTTCAAAGAATGGTCCGCAGCACTTCGCGCAACGCCCGGTATCCTGGATTATTCCCGCGCCGCTATTTTCGCGCTGATCCGAAGCGCGCACCCTGAGTTTTATCACTACCCCGGACGCCTTCAGGGGTATATCAACGCCAACTTAACGGAGACTGATCACGAGAACCCCACCGAGGAAGCTCTCACGGCTGCCCGACACACTCCGGAAAAAGACGCGGTAGAAGAAGCCAACCGACAGCTTGCCGCCGCGCGCGGTGAATATGTGGAAGGCATCAGCGACCCGAACGACCCAAAATGGGTGAAGACCGGGACAAGCCAGCCGACCACCGAACCTGAACTGGTTAAAAATGTTGGCAACGGTATTTTCGACGTGTCCGCTTTAATGCAGAACTCATCAACTCATGGCACAGAAACGAATCCGGAGACCACCAGCAATGTGCAGGTTCAAAAAGCTGACAGTGATGAAAAACAGGCTGGTGATGCGGTGCAGGCAGGCGAAGGCGATCTGGGTACTGGTAAAGAAGCAGTTACCGTAGAGAACCAGAATCAGGCTGAGACGCACCAGAACAACGATTCTGTGAGCCAATCTGAACCTGAGGCGCAACAAAACGTACCGGAATCGCAACAAGAAGAGCCAGAAGCAGCCTGGCCGGAATACTTCGAGCCGGGCCGCTATGAAGGTGTACCAAACGAGGTTTACCACGCCGCCAACGGGATCAGCTCAACTCAGGTGAAAGATGCTCGCGTGTCGCTGATGTACTTTAACGCGCGTCACGTAGAGAAGACTATCGTCAAAGAGCGCTCTCCAGTGCTTGATATGGGCAACCTGGTACATGTTCTGGCTCTACAGCCGGAAAACCTCGAAGCGGAGTTCAGCGTAGAGCCGGAGATCCCTGAGGGTGCTTTCACCACCACCGCCACCCTGCGCGAGTTCATCGACGCGCACAACGCCAGCCTGCCAGCGCTGCTGAGTGCTGACGATATCAAAGCGCTGCTGGAAGAGTACAACGCCACCCTGCCGTCGCAGATGCCGCTTGGAGCTTCGGTAGATGAAACCTATGCATCGTATGAGCAGCTTCCCGAAGAATTCCAGCGCATTGAAAACGGCACCAAACATACAGCCACGGCGATGAAAGCCTGCATCAAAGAGTACAACGCCACCCTGCCCGCGCCGGTTAAAACCAGCGGCAGCCGTGACGCGCTGCTGGAGCAACTGGCAATAATCAACCCTGACCTGGTCGCTCAGGAAGCGCAAAAATCGTCGCCGTTGAAAGTCTCTGGCACGAAGGCCGATCTGATTCAGGCCGTGAAATCAGTCAACCCGGCAGTGGTATTCGCCGACGAATTGCTGGATGCGTGGCGGGAGAACACCGAAGGGAAAGTGCTGGTCACCCGCCAACAGCTCAGCACCGCGCTGAACATTCAGAAAGCCCTGCTGGAGCACCCGACCGCCGGCAAATTGCTGACTCACCCAAGCCGCGCTGTCGAGGTTAGCTATTTTGGGATTGATGAGGAAACCGGGTTGGAAGTTCGGGTACGCCCTGACCTTGAGCTCGATATGAGCGGCCTGCGCATTGGCGCCGACCTGAAAACTATCAGCATGTGGAACATCAAGCAGGAAGGCCTGCGTGCGAAGTTGCACCGGGAAATCATCGATCGGGACTATCACCTGAGCGCGGCCATGTACTGCGAAACTGCGGCGCTGGACCAGTTTTTCTGGATTTTCGTCAACAAAGACGAGAACTACCACTGGGTCGCCATCATTGAGGCGTCTACCGAGTTGCTGGAACTTGGCATGCTGGAATACCGCAAAACAATGCGAGAGATAGCAAACGGCTTCGACACTGGTGAATGGTCAGCGCCTATCACAGAAGACTACACCGACGAACTGAACGATTTTGATGTGCGCCGCCTTGAAGCGTTGCGCGTACAGGCATAAGGGGAAAATCATGGAAAACACAAATATTGTTACCACTGAGCAGCAGGCACCAAACACCATTTCTGCCAGTAACGCAATTTTTAACGTTCAGGCACTGGGTCAGTTAACAGCTTTCGCTAACCTGATGGCAGACTCACAGGTGACGGTACCGGCACACCTTGCAGGGAAACCAGCCGACTGTATGGCTATCGTCATGCAGGCTATGCAATGGGGCATGAACCCTTACGCTGTGGCTCAGAAAACACACCTGGTTAACGGTGTTCTTGGTTACGAGGCACAACTGGTCAACGCAGTAATCGCAAGCTCCAGTGCCATTCATGGCCGTTTTCATTACCGCTATGGGGGTGACTGGGAGCGCTGCACCAGGACACAGGAAATCACACGCGATAAAAACGGTAAAAATGGGAAGTACACCGTCACTGAGCGCGTTCGTGGCTGGACAGATGAGGACGAGATCGGCCTGTTCGTTCAGGTTGGTGCCATTCTGCGAGGTGAATCTGAAATCACCTGGGGAGAACCTCTTTACCTCTCCGGCGTTGTTACCCGCAATTCTCCGCTATGGGTTTCAAACCCTAAACAGCAAATTGCCTATCTGGGCGTTAAATATTGGGCTCGCCTGTACTGCCCGGAAGTGATCCTCGGCGTGTACAGCCCTGATGAGGTTGAGCAACGAGAAGAACGCGAGATTAACCCTGCTCCAGTCCAGCGCATGAGCGTACAGGAAATCACCAGCGAGGTTAGCACCAGGACCAGCGCGCAGGAGTCGGCAGCTAACGTTGATGCTGTTGCCGACGATCTTCGCGAACGCATTGATACAGCAAGTTCCGTTGATCAGGCAAAAGCAATCCGTGCGGATATCGAATCACAGAAAGCGTTGCTGGGTACTGCGCTGTTCACCGAATTAAAAAACAAAGCAGTGAAGCGCTATTACCAGGTCGATGCACAGAACAAAGTCGAGGCAGTGATCAACTCAATTCCAAACCCTGGCGAACCGGAAGCCGCAGAGATGTTTGCTAAAGCTGAAAGCACGCTTGGCGCTGCTAAACGTCATCTTGGCGACGAACTGCACGATAAGTACCGCGTCACCCTGGACGATATGAAACCGGAATACATCGGCTAATTGCATCGGGAGGGGTTACGCCCTCCCACCTGAGGAGGTTTTATGCGCCTAATAAATCGCAGTAAGCAATCGCCATTGGGCCGTCGCGCATGTGATGTTGCACTGGCGGCGCATCATGAAAAGTTCGGCGATTACGGCAGACAAAAGCACGTTACCAATTACACCGTTGTAGTGGATGGCGTAAAGGTGCCTGTTGAAGTAGTTAACCGGGCCACCAGCTACGTAGCCACCGCAATGATCGGCGTCCGGAAACTTAGAAATCTGCCAGCACAGGCAAACTGAATATTAGCGATGGCCCGCTGCGGGGCCACTGGAGAAAACGATGAGCAAAAAAATTAGAGACTTTGAATTGATGAGCACCCGCGAAATTTGCTGCCAGCTCAGGATTTCTTCCAGGACGCTGGAGCGTTACCGTAAGCGACCAAGCGACAACAACCCATTCCCGGAGCCTGACTGTTCATATATGGGTGGCTCCAACAAATGGCTTAAAACCAAAGTCAATGAGTGGCAGGTCAGGGAAATGTCACGACCAACACGCCGTCCAATGTCGCATCTGAATCTGCCCCGTGACAACAAAGGTCGACTCATCCGGTCTGACGTGGCGTGA